CGGCAAGACTGGCAAGAAAGAAGACGGCACCACAATCGACGCCCTCGTTGCAGTCGCCTTATATTTGCGCCACGGCAACAACGTAACCGCAGAACAGGCTGTTGCGATCCGCAACGCAATGAGCACCACCACCCCAGCAGAAGGCGGCTACACCGTACCGTCAGAGATCGCCACGATGGTCATCGACAAGCTGAAAGCCTTTGGCGGCATGCGCGAAGTTGCCGAGATCATCTCCACCGACTCCGGAAATGCGCTGAGCTTCCCGACCAGCGACGGCACCGCCGAAGTGGGCGAGATCGTCGGCGAGAACACTGCTGCAACAGGTGGCGACATCACCTTCGGCACCTTGCCGCTGAACGTGTTCAAGTACAGCTCCAAGAAGATCGCGCTGCCGGTCGAGTTGATTCAGGACTCCGCCATCGACGTGATCGCCTTCGTCGTCAACCGCCTGGCCACTCGCATCGCGCGCATCCAGAATACCCACTTCACCGTGGGCGCAGGCACCACCCTGCCGGATGGCGTGATTCCCAAGGCGGGCGTCGGCAAGACCGGCACCACCGGCCAGACCCTGACCATCATCTACGACGACCTGGTCGACCTGATCCACTCGGTCAACCGCGCATATCGCCAGAACGCCCGCTTCATGCTGGCCGACACCAGCGTCGCTGTGATCCGCAAGATCAAGGACACCACCGGTCGCCCGATCTGGAATCCTGGCGACGCAGAAGGTATTGCCAACGGCGTGCCGTCCACCATCTGCGGCTATCCGTACACGGTCAACGACGACGTCGCAGCGATGGCCGCGAGCGCCAAGTCCATCGCTTTCGGAGACCTGTCCAAGTACATCATCCGCGATGTGATGAACAGCACCGTCATCCGCCGTTTCGATGACTCGGCCTTCGCCTTGCTCGGTCAAGTCGGCTTCTGCGGCTGGCAGCGTTCCGGCGGCAACCTGATCGAGCCTGATGCGGTCAAGGTGTACGTCAACTCCGCAACCTGATCAGCCGCCAACATAACCACGGCGGGCTGAGCGGTCCGCCGTTTCTTTTTTTGGAGATAACCATGGCAAAAATTACACCCGCAGCAGCCGAAGCCGCAGCAGCCGAAGCCGCGGCAGCCGAAGCCGCAGCAGCCGAAGCCGCAGCAGCCGCAGCCGCAGCAGCCGAAGCCGCAGCAGCCGAAGCCGCAGCAGCCGAAGCCGCGGCAGCCGAAGCCGCAGCAGCCGAAGCCGCAGCAGCCGAAGCCGCAGCAGCCGAAGCCGCAGCAGCCGAAGCCGCAGCAGCCGCTTCGAAATTCGAAGCATTCTGCCTGCGCGATAGCGGCTTCGGTAAGGCCGGACAAGTTGTCACGCTGTCGGAATCTGACGCAAAGGCAGGCGAACAGCACGGCATGCTGGATCTTAACAAAGCGGCCATCGCAGCCGCAAAAACGAAGTAGTCGCTTTCCCATTGCCCAGTGCAGACATCTGCACCGGGTCTTGGAAAACCGATTAAGAGGAACCCATGGGACTGACACTCAAAGTCGCACCCGCTGCCGAGCCGGTCACGCTGGCCGAGGCCAAGCTGCACTGCAAGGTCGACGTCGCCGATGACGACACGCTGATCACCGCGCTCATCACCGCCGCGCGCCAGCAGGCCGAGCACCGCACCAACCGTGCGCTCGTCACGCAGCAGTGGGAGCACACGCAGGAGGCGTTCACCGACCTGATCCAGTTGCCGAAGCCCAGCCTTGTCACGGTTGAGTCGGTCAAGTATCTCGATGAAGACGGCGCACAGCAGACGCTGGCCGATACCGAATACCAGGTCGTCATCAGCGAGCTGGTCGGCTACCTCCAGCCCGCCTATGGCAAGACCTGGCCCGCCTGCCGCATTCAGCCCGATTCCGTCGTCGTCGCCTACACCTGCGGCTACGGTGCCGCCGCTGACGTGCCGCAAAGTATCAAGGCTTGGATGCTGATGGCGATCAGCACCATGTACGGCCAGCGCGAAGCCATCATCACCGGCACCATCGTCGCCGAAGTCCCGCGTGGATTTTTCGCCGGATTGCTCGATCCGTACTGGGTGCCGGGGCTGTAATGAGCTTGCCTGCCGCTGGCGAGCTGAACCGCCGAATCGTCATCAAGGGCTGGCAAGACATGCCCGCGATGGGTGGCGGCATCACACAGACATTTGATGCCGGCAAGCCAGCCTGGGCGGAGCACCAGCCCGTCGGCGCTGCGATCTTTTTCGGCACCAAGCAGATCGAGGAGGGCGTCACCGACCGCTTCATCATCCGCCGCAGCGGTGAGCTGAACGAGCGCACCATCACCGGCGAACATGTGATCGAGTGGGATGGCCAGCGCTACCGCGTGAGGCGGGCCAGCGATCTGGAGGGCGCGCGCAAGTTCGTGATGATCGAGACGGAGAACATCGGTAATGTCTAACCAAACGTTAGAAACGAACGTCACGATCAGCGGATTCAGCCGCATCGATTTTGACCGCCGCAAGGTGCGCAAGAGCATGCGCACCCTGGGTCGTGACGTACAGAAAGAAGCGCGCAGACTGGTTGCGCGCCGCGCGATATCCGGTGCAGGCGAATACCCAGGGAGGCAGACCGGGGCTTTGTGGCGTGCCATCAAAGCGAAGGTATCCCGCTCTGGTTTCATGGTAGTCGTCAGGCCGCAAAAGACAGCAGAGATGGACTTCTACTATCCGGCTGTTCTGAACTCTGGCAGTGAAAAGATGAACATCAAAGCCCGCAAAAACTACATGACCGACGCGCTTGACCGCCGCCGCGAAAATTCACGCCGCGTATTGCGCGCCACACTGCAAGACGCACTGATCCCGAGGAAGTAATGGACATCAATTCAGTCATCGCCGCGATCAAAGAGCGCTGCGCAAGTTTTGACGGGAACGTGGCCGGTGCCGCCGAATACAAGCGCCTGCCCGAGACGGCCAATCTCGATATGCCCGCAGCCTACGTTATCCCCATGGACGACGAAGTCGGCGAGCAAGCGAGCAATAACGGCTACCGCCAACCATTGACCGACGCCATCGCCGTCGTCGTCGTGCTATCGAATGCAGTCGACGAACGCGGACAAGGCTCCATCACCTCAGTGCGCGCCATCCGCTCTGAACTATGGAAAGGCCTGCTGGGATGGGAGCCGGATACCGACCACGGCCCGATCAGTTACGAAGGCGGAAACCTGATCGACCTGGACCGCGCCCGCCTGTACTACCAGTTCGAATTCAGCGCCGAAACAGAGATCGCCGAAGAAGACACCTGGCGTGCCACCCGCAATGCAGCGTTGCCGCCGCTGACGACCACAAGGCTCACCGTCGACGAACCTGCCGGCACGACAGAAGTCAGCGCAACCCTCACACATCAACAATAGGAGACACCCATGGCACAAGTAAAACCCACCCCCGGCCGGGAAGTTCCCGACCCGGAGAAGGGCGGCTTCTTGCCGCCCGAAGGTCGCGCAGTCGAAGCGACCGCCTACTGGCTGCGCCGCATAGCAGATGGCGACGTGACCGAAGTCGAAGCAAAACCCACCAAGCGCAAAGGAGCTGAAGCATGATCTCGTTCAACAACATCCCGGCAAACGTCCGCGTGCCGCTGTTCTATGCGGAGATGGACAACAGCGCAGCGTCCTACTTCAGCCAAACCCTGCGCACCCTCATCATCGGGCAGAAGCTGGCTGCCGGCGTCGCCGTCGCCAACACGCCCATCCTGGTGAGCCGCACCGACGAAGCCAAGAACCAGTTTGGCATCGGCTCCATGCTCGCCCGCATGCACGAGGTTTACCGCGCGAACGACATCGCCGGCGAGATCTGGTGTCTGCCATTGGAAGACAACGCCGCCGGCGTCGCCGCGAACGGCACGCTCACCGTCACCGGGCCCGCAAGCGAATCCGGCACGATCAATCTGTACATCGGCGCGCAGCGCGTACAAGTCGCCGTCACGTCTGGCGATGCCGACACGGTCATTGCCGCCGCGATCAATGCCGCGATCAATGCCGACACAACCCTGCCCGTCACCTCCACCGTGCTGGCCGGCGTCGTCACCGTTACCGCGAAGCACAAAGGCAGCCTGGGCAACGCCATCAAGCTGCAGCTCAACTATCGCGGTCTGGCCGGCGGAGAAAAAACCCCGACGGGTGTCGCCATCGCCATCGTCGCCATGTCGGCCGGCGCCACCGACCCGGTGCTCACCACCGCACTGGCCGCCATGGGTGACGACGAGTACGACTTCATCATCCTGCCCTACACCGACAGCACCTCGCTCGATGCACTGCAAACCCTGATGAACGACACCACTGGTCGCTGGGCATACAACAAGCAGATCTACGGCCATGTGTACACCGCCAAGGCAGACACCTTCGCCAACCTCGTCACGCTCGGCACCGGCCGCAACGACCAGCACGCCACCATCGCGGGATACGAAGCCGCCGTGCCGAACACGCCCTGGGACTACGCCGCCGCCTACGCCGCGCGCAACGCAGCCTACATCGCAGTCGACCCGGCACGCCCCACACAGACCGGACAACTGATCGGCATCCTGCCCGCACCCGCCGGCAGCCGCTTCATCAGCACCGAGCGCCAGACGCTGCTCAGCTCCGGCATCGCCACCAGCTATGTCGGCGGCGGCGCAGTGCGTGTCGAGCGTGCCATCACCAGCTACCAGGTGAACAGCTTCAGCATCGCCGACCCGTCCTATCTGGACAGCGAAACACTGCACACCCTGGCCTACATCATCCGCCGCCTGCGCAGCATCATCACCAGCAAGTATCCGCGCCACAAGCTGGCAGATGACGGCACGCGCTTCGGCGCAGGGCAAGCCATCGTCACCCCCAGCGTCATCCGTGGCGAGCTGCTGGCCGAGTACGCCAACCTGGAAGAGGCAGGCATCTGCGAGAACTTCAAAGCCTTCTCCGCCAACCTCATCGTCGAACGCAACGCAGACGACCCGAACCGCCTCGATGTTCTGCTGCCGCCGGATCTGGTCAACCAGCTCCGCGTGTTCGCCGTGCTCGCCCAGTTCCGCCTGCAATACTAAGCGCACACACCAACCCCACAGGCCCGGCATGACCGGGCATTTTTATTAGGAGAACGCAATGAGCAAAAGACTGGCAGGCACCTGCTATTTCAAGGTAGACGGCGAACAGCTCGAAGCCTCGGGTAAGATCGAAGCGCCACTCACCAGCGTGAATCGCTCCACGCTGATGTCCACCACTGGCGTCGCCGGATACAAGGAAGAACAGCGCACGCCCTACATGAAGGCCACCCTGTTCGTCGGCAGCACCTTCCCGCGTGAAAAGCTGGAAGAGACCGACGACATGAGCATCACCACCGAGTTTGCCAACGGCACGGTCTACACACTGTCCGGCGCATACGTCGTGGGCGAGCCCAGCTATGACAGCGAAGCC